TTCGCATTCGCATTGTTGTAACCCCGATAGAGCACACGGTCTTGGGAGACTCTGCCTTAAACTTCTGCAAAGGTAATTTATTTTTTTCAGATATATGCCAAAATCAAAAAAAATCGACCGCCACAGGCGGTATTTATCACCTGCAGCGTGTCGATTTTTCCGATTTACGCTTTACGAAACTTCGCTTGCCGCTTTATATCTCGCTACGCTCGACGCTTTGACGATCTTGCCGCGGAAGGCCAGACGCGACCCGCAGTCCGCATTCGAATACGAGGCGTCGTAATACGCATTCGCGCACGAGACACCGCCATACGCATACGCACTGTAGCAACCCCGATAGAGCACACGGTTGGCAGAACCACTAACCCAATATTTATCGCCATAATATGTGCTTGATGAGCCGGAATGGCTACCAACACCAATGACATCACCATATTGCCCATGATAGACATTTGTAATCCAGATATCGTTATAAGAAGATGATTTAATGTAGCGGACATTGCCATCTGGCATGAATATGCGAACCATGTTTGAATGAGCACTGTCATTCGGCATGTCGCAGTTATCCATCATATCATATTTGTGTCCGTAGATATCCTCGTATCCGCAGCAACAGATGCTGTTGACCTGCTTGACGATGGTAGCTCCCCTCTCTTCATCACCATCCTGGTACCATGCGAACTGATGCACACCATAATCTGTGATACTATTAGTGACTGATGCATTGATTGCCTTGGCTGCTTCATAACCGATGGTATCAGTCATGCCGTGTGACATGGTGCCGCCAGTCGTGCGCACATTGGTATGCGAGCCTGCACCGCACTGCTCCTGAGAGTTGCGACGGCCATACTTCATGAAGAAGAGGTTGGCGATGTCGCTATGCATGCCAAAGTCTATCTGCTGCATGCCTCGAAGGACAGAGTAATAATGAAAGTCTGACCACGCCATATTAGCGGTAGTCGAACCGCCAGAGACGCAAGCTCGGAGTTTATCACCGACAACCGTGCTGCCGACAACAGCGCAGAGATATTCATCCACTTCAACCCAGTCTGGCTCCATATCCTCTATTTTGTCAGAATTGCTCAGCACGACCTTGTCGCCTGGTGTAGTCTTATACACTGTCGCATATAGGGTCTTTGCTCCATCAGGTATATCCTTGATGATATACTGCCCAAGCTCAAATGTGAGGTTGATGGTAGGCACGACCACACTACTGAGAACGCTTCCGTCCGCTGCAAGGAAGAGCGAACAAACCATGTTTGTGCCAGGCACAGTCGGGAAACGCACCCTGCTATATCCAGACACGTCAACCTTGATGACGGCATAGGTGCCGTCTGCTACATATGACTCGCTGAGTGTCGGCTTATTGGCTGTAAGTTTATAACCCTCACGCCATCCTCCCTTGGTCTGCTTGATCTCATCGATGGTCATCTGGATGGTATCAACAGAGACGGAAGGAACACCCTTGTTGACGCTCAGACAGGAATAATGCTTCCTGTTGAGGTAATCATTGATGCCCTTGAACCATTTATGCGGTTCGAGCATCATGATATCTCCCTCTGTGCTGTCCAACTTGGCAGCAGTGCAGTCTCTGACCTGCTTGGCATCAGCATAGTAGTTGGAATTCTCGTCATGCAGTGGATAGTAAGTTGCCTCACCATCCGTTTTGTTCATGACTGTATCAATTCCGCCCATCTTGACATTCACCTGCGTAGGCTTTTTGGTAATCTTGGCCAACACTCTGTGACGCTGACTCAGATAGGCCTTGATGTGACCTGATGGCTGATATGCATTGCCATATTTATATCCTGTCTCGTTGTCGAGGTTGCTGACGTTGGCATCGTCTGCAACACTATCATCGAACTCCACCATGGTGTATGGTGGCTGCATGATGTTGAGTTCCGGATAATGCTGCTGGTATGTCTGGAACTCCACATCATCGATGTACTGTGTGAGCTGGTAAGATCCGACCAGACGGCAGGTATCCACATTGCCACCAGTCTCGTCAACACCTCCCATCTCCATGTATTGACGCAGGAGTGATCCGTCACCCTCCTCGTTGATGCCTGTCACACGGAGGTATTTGACGTTAGGGCATTTGGCTCTGAGTGCCGTCCACTCGATGCCGGGGCAACTGTCAATGACGAGACGTGTGATGCTGTCTGTGCCCTCCAGTGTCAGATTAGCAGCCTGAAGTTTCGGCAGATATTGCAGGTCAAGAGTCTGCAATGTTGCAGGCAGAACCGCCTTGACAAGCGGTGAGCCCTTGGCAAAGGTGACACCTGTGAGTGCCGTGTCTGATGCCTGGAAGGTCTCCAACTTGGTGTTGTGGGTGAGATCCATGCCCGTGAGCTGCGTGCTCTTCAGACCGCTCATATTGAGAGATCGCAGGTTCTTGCAGCCATCCACTATCAGGTTGTTGAGCGTTGTCTGTGTGCCAGCGCAACTGATATCGAGTGTGGTGAGTGCCGTGAGGTTGCTCAGGTTGAGTGTCTGCAGGATAGCGTGACTGACATCTGTCAGGTCAAGACCCATGATGCGTGATGCACCATAGATATACTGAGGGTCATTGACGATGAGGTCTGTGTCGAGGACCAGCTGCACCTGTGAGCCCTTGTCGGCTGCGAGCACTGCGCTCTGATGAGGAGTGCCGGAGGTATAGCCATAACCGAAATAATACCTCTCTGATGCGGTTATCTTGATCTTTCGGTTGTCTGATCCGAACTTGTAGCCGAAATAGCAGCCAAAGCTGTCCTTGCGGTAGGTTCCGCAGACATACTGACTGTCGAGCAGGGCGAAACGGTTCTGGATGGTGTAGCAACGGTGAGCATATCGGCTACCCTGCAGTGCATAGAGATAGTCGTAGGTCATCGTGCCCGTCGTGGTCTTGACGCCCTCGATGAGCGGAGTGACATATTTGAAGATGCCATCCTTATTATATATGCGCTCACACCAGTTGCCCATCTCCTGCTCGTTGAACACCTGCAGGACATATTCGAGTGACATATTGCTGCGGATGGTCTCTGCGACCTCTCGCAACTTGTCCGGGCATGCTCTGACAAGCTCCCACAATATGCTATCGTGGCCAGCGAAGGCATAGCTGCCGATGCTGTCATCAAACGTCTCATGCGTGATGGTATAGCCATATTTTAGATATGAGTCATTGCGCAGGCCGAAAAGGGTATCCATATCATAAGGTATGAACATCCAGTGCACACCATCCCATGTGACGAGCATCATGTTCTTGGCACGATTATCCACCGCCATGAAGTAATCTGTGAAGAGGTACCAGGCGAATGGAGCTTCATTCAAGAAGTACTCCTGGTATTCTGCCTGGAACTTGGTCGGATTGCCCTTGCAGGAGTATATCCACTGCCACAGTCTCTGCACGGCTGCCTTATCCTCAGGATCGGCTGAATCCCAAGTCTGATCAGGCTTGAAGCGGAATTCCAGCGCAGCATCGAAGCGTGCGAGATCTGCCGTGCCGAAGAGACAGATAGGCTCTGAGTTATTGAGGAACTCCAGTCCGATGCCCTTGTTGCGCTGACCTGCCAAGGTTGCCTCGTCATTGAAGCCCTCGATGCCCTCGAATCCATAGACAATAGCAGATCCGGACTTCTCGTTGTTGAAGTTGTACTTGCCGAGATAAGCATTCGTGCCATCGCCATTCTGGTCGTAGAATACGTCGATAGGGAAGCCATCTACACCAATGCGCACGTCATACTCACCCTTATAGGCTTCCTGTGGAGGTGTCAGCCATCCGCAGCGCTTGAACACGTCATTGACGATGCGCACCGCACCTGTATTGTGGGTTGACGATGAATCACAGAAGTCTGCCTTTATGCAGAATATGTCAACTGGTCTTGCTCCCGGCTTGAAGGCATAGAGGAAGTCCTCCTGCAGCACACCATTAATGAAGAGCTGCGTGCCATACTTCTCGCTACGGCTCATGTAGATGCGGTAGTTCTTGCGTGGGTATGTCGTGGATGACGTACCCTGAATGCGGAGTCCGCACTGCTTGAGAACGAAGTCATACTGCTTGCCGTATGGCGAGTAGAAGTAGATATCAACAGGAATCTCGAACTTCTTGTTGTTGGTCTGGTTGAGCAGGTCGATATCACCGACAATGCGCATCACGCCCTTGCCCTGTGCTCTGAGTTTCTCGATATCCACATCTGTTCCTTCGTCATTCATGACAGCATTCTTCTGGAAGAGGACAACCATCTCATCGCTCGTCTTTCGGTCAACGATGTAGTTGGACAGCTCCTCATCGTCGTTGAGTGCCCGGTTATATATGCGCAGATTGCGCAATTCAACATCAGCATCATCAGATAGCACTCGTATATCAGCAGGTGTCTGCTGTATCATGGAATCAGTCGCTGCATATCGGATGGCACTTGACAGGATGCCGTTGACATAGAGCTGCAGGAGTCTGTTGCCACCCTTGCCGCTGACAACGAAAGCAATCTTGTAGTTCATGTCTGCCGCAAACTTGGTGCTCACTTCCGTGCCTGCAGTCGTGCGGATCTTAGCCTCCTGCGTAGTCATCTGGAATCCGACTCCATCAGCCATGCAGTCCAGGATGATGCCGTCACGGTCTGTGACGTTGCTGCACATCAGCTCCATCTCGTAGGTGGCACCTGTGCTTGTCGCATCAGATGAGAATGGCTTGAAGCCAATCTCAATGTTGGCGCCATTGGTCAGCTTCAGTGCATCGCCAGTCCATCCATTAGACGACCAGTCGAAGCCGCTGAACTGGGTGGTAATATCACCATATTGCCACACTGCAGGATCTGCCTCGCTGCTTGCACGGCCATAGGCGGTGAGTTTCAGCTGGAGGCCATCTGTGATTTCAACGATATCCACGCTGCTTTTCTCCACCTCAACGAAGAAATTGTAAGATGTTACGCCAGCCTCGAAGCGCATATTGATTGTGCCCTGGTCGAGATAGCGGTTGGTGTATGTCTGCAAAGTGCGTGGCACGCTGACCGTCTGAGTTCTGATATCGTCTCGATAGACAGACATCGAAGCTGGTGTTGTGTCAGGGTCATAGGCAACGAACTCAAATGACATCTGCTCATACTGCCCTGCCTTGATGGTTGGCGTGAGATGATCATCAGTAAAGATGGTGCCATCTGCAGAAGTAATCTTGGCACCGATATAGGGTGCTTCGGCAGCACCTCTCAGTATATCGAAGTAGATGCTGTCAGAGCGCAGGGTCAGCGTTGGGCTTGCCTCCATCTCAGCCACCATCTGAATAGTATGTCTGCCGTTCTCCAAGCCAGTCATCGCCAGATTGAAGCTGCTATTCGTCGTGCCGCTTCGGGTGACGGTCTGCGCATTGCGCTGCATGCCATCGACATACAGTGTCACAACCTTGGTGCCGGAACCACTTACGGCAAAAGGTATGTTTACCGTCTCATCAGCAGCATATCCACCGAGTGCCACGCAGTCGGCAATATTGAATGATGATGCCAGCGAGAGCGTGACTGCCTTGACGTACGTGTATGCCTGCTTGGTCTGCTTTTTGCCTGTCAGAGGATCTGTTGTGGAGGCAATGACGTAGATGTCAGTTGTGCCCAGCTGCAGATATTTGGTCAGGTCGAGCTGATAGCTGCCACTGCTGACATCCTCGATGGTATCACTATATATGGTCGTTGCGCCTAACTTCATCTGCACCTTGATGGTTGCTTTCTGACCTGTAGACTGCCCCTTCTCGTCACCAGAACTGTACTGATGGTCGTATGTGTAAGTCAGCATGGAGCTGCCACCACGCTTGACAATGCTGTTGTTGACAGCAGCAGAGAGGACAATCTTGGTGGTTGAGGTCTCACCTCCACCTCCACCGCCACCTGCAGGAACGTCAAAACTGGTGATTTCACCGTTGTTTTTGTTCTTCAGCGATACATGGACGGTCGAGCCATCATCGCTCACCTCGACATCTGTGGAGGAAAGGGTGTTGCCTTCAATCTCATTCAGTTTGGCTGCTATAGCCTTGTTTTCTACAGGGTTGGTGCTCTCCTGATCAAGCGTCTCATCGACCTCGACAGTTGGTATGATAATGTCGACATTACCTGTAGAGTCCGGTGTTTTCTTCTCTCCGTTGACTGTCACCTGCTTGACGGTTCCGGCTCCCCCGAAGTCCTCCCATGAGGCGGTGGAATCCCACGATGTTGTATCTGTGCCGATAAACTGCTTGGTCAGCCACTTGCCCTGTGATGCCTCGAATGTGATGCAGAGACCCTTGGAGCGGTTTTTCTCCGGAACGGCAGCAATGGCTGTCTCGAGAGTATAGAAGCCAGACTCAAGAGGCACCTGGTCAGTCACATTGTAAGTATTGCCACCCTTGCCGCTTGCTGATGACTGAATAGACTCCTTCAGACCATCACTCAGCATATCTTCAGTAATGCCGCCACCCTCGAGTTTATCAAAATGCTCTGTCGTCTTCTTGGCCAGCGCACTGATATTGTCTGCGAGTGCCTTGTTGGTACCAGCCTGTGAGGTAACGTGCTGCTCGAAGGTTTCGTCCTTGGAGCGCATTTCGGTCAGTTCTTCAGCGAGCACCTTTTTGGTGTCGGGGTCGAGGACCGCCTTGGTGGAGGTAGCCGGAAGGAACACCTCGCCCTTGTTCTGCAGCATGCGCACCTTGGTAGCGACAAGCTGCGTAAGGTCTGAAATCGGATCTGAAGGAGAAACGTATGCGGTCACATCGATGGTGCCGCCAACATTCCACTTCTCGCCTGTATTGGTCCAGGTTCCTGCAGTTCTACACTTATAGACTATGGCATTGGCCAACTCTCCGACAAAAGCATAATCGCCTTTGTCGGGATTAGGATAGGTAGCCTTCAGCTCTGCCTCATTAGAAAAGAGGTATTTGCGCTTGTTGGTCTGCTCCAGTTCGGTGATGGCGGTGAGTATCAAGCCGAAATTGGCGTTGATGGACTCCACGACATTGCCGAAAGTTGTGCCCGATGATGGGACTTTGTTAAGATCTTCCATATTTATATCGTTTTTATCTTCAAGTATCCATTCTCCACATAGACTGATCCTCCGTCAAGATTGTCTCCGCTTGTTGGTAAACCTCCGATCTTCCACACCAGTCTTTTTTGATATTTCTCAGCTTGACATATCATACCTGCATCAGGTATAGGAGATCTTGGCCACATATTACCAAAATTTTCACTGATTTCAAATTCAAAGCCACAGCTACTTTTGGCAACAGAAATTCCAAAATAGTTCTGTGAATATACGGCATGGTTTTTGTCACCCTTGATTACAAGTCCGACACTCCGTTGACTACTGTAACCATATTGGCCCACTTTAAAACTCATGACTGAACTCTCATCCATCATTGTCATCGTCAGCCCATCTTCTTTTGTGGAATTAAGAGTCCACTTTCTTTTGTTCCTCAGATCTGAATATTCTATTCTATCTTTATAGATGTCAAAAGTATATCCATCCCCTTCAGAATGCATCTGCTTATCCGTAATTTTGAACCCTCCGAAAGAACCAGACGTTGCAGTTACATTGCCCGTCAATACAACGTTGCCCTGCTCATCGATGGAGAAGTTGCCGTTTGGAGAGCGGACTGCCTGAAGAACACCACCCTTGGCATAGATATATCCATGGAGGATGATATCATTGAGGATGGCACGACCGCCATGGGTAAGCACGAAGCTGCACATGTTCTTCAACTCCTCATCGGTAGCCATATATCCGGGATCATTGATATACTTTCCGATGGTGTAGAATGCCTGTCTCATATCTCCCCCACCCCAAATGAATGGGGAGTTCCTGGTAGCAGCATATCCGCTCATGCCGCCTGTCTCCTTGACCATCTTGCCGTTGCG